ACAATTACATTTGCAGCATCTACACCACCACCAACAGCAGCAATTTGTTGTGCAGCAGGAATATCTCCAGCAGCAGCCGATGCAGCAATTAGTTTTTCAAATCCATCAAATGAATTATTTGAAACTGCAGCAGTATCTCCTTTCCAGATATTTAATTCTGTTGATTGTGCAACTTCAGCAGCAACGTGAGCAATTAAAAAGTCAGCAAATTTCGGTGGAAGCGACTGAGATAATCCGAATCCCATACTTTGGCTTTCCCAATCATTTACGAAGTCTTTTTTACAAAGTTGTAAATTAACTTGAAGTTCAGTTGGTTGGATTATTCTTTCAGTTAATGTAATATTTGATGTTGGATCAAAATCACAAGTAGCTGGCTGAACTAAAGAACTTGTTGCAAGTTTCTTAATTACTTCTTTATAACCAATGTTTGCTTTAACTGTTAAACCTCCATCGTTAATTGTACTCGCCGATAGAAGCGCTGCTGCAATAAACTCGCCTGCAAATTCTCCGGCATACGAAGTTGTAATATTTACAGCAGTTGCTAATTCTACGTTTCTTAAATTACTCATTTTTTTATTTTTTATTTATTATTAATTATGCTTCTGATGCCCAGATTCCTTGTCCACCTATAATGTACCATTCTGTTAACGATACTGCTCTAAGTGCTACCCAGTCCCCTTTCAAAGCTGTTGCTTTTGTGTTTTCTAAATCTTTGTCTAATACTCCTGAAGCTGCAAATACACTAGCAGCTAATGTAATACTTCCAATAATTTTGTTAGTATCTTTTGGAGAAATTACTAATTTAACAGCAGCATCTGCACCTGTGTTTCTAAAAAAAACTGTGCTTCCTAAATTACCTGAAGTAATTAAAGGAAGTCCAATAGTTAATGCATCTACTGCAACATTATGGTCATTTCCTAAATCTGCTTCAGAAATATCTCCAGTTGCTGTGTAGTAAGATTGTGCAACTTGGTTGCGAACTTCATCATTTGATAAATATTTGTATGCGCTCATTTTTTTATTATTTATTTATTAATTATTATTTATTTAATCTTGATAAAACTCTGTCTAAAGCAGTGCCTGTTCTGTTTTGAGAATATAAAAATCCTCTAGGCTTTACTGATTTTTTAGATTCAGGACTATGTTTAATTGGATTTGAAGATGGTTTTGATAATTCTTCTTTTACCTTATCTTCAACTTCGTTAAATTCTTCTTTAACTGTTCTTGATTTTAAAACACCTTCAGATTCTTCTTTTAAATCTTCTTCAACAACCTCTTCCATCTTACCTTCTTTATCTCCTTTTAAATCAGAAATTGCATCTTCTAAGTTTTGGATTCTTTTTTCCATTCCTTTCCAATCTCCTACATCAGCCATTTCTCCTTCTTCTTCGGTTTCTTCATCTTTATCTTCTAAATCTTCAGTTACTTCTTCTTCTTCTTTTTGTGGAACTTCATCAGAAACTTCTCTCATATCTGCGATTATTCCTTCTTCAGAAATTATAAGAAGCTGACCTGATTCCAAAATATATTCTCCAACTGGGAGTGCTACTTTTTGATCGTCTGTAATTATAAAAATTTCTTTGCCTTTTTCAAATGATTCTGCTTCTACAACAGTTCCATTTTCTAACTTCATTTCTTCCAATTTAACTTTGATGTCAAGAAGTGTTTTAATTTTGTTTAACATTTGAGTACTTTTCATAATTATTTATATAACATTATTAATTTTAAATTTTGTATTATTTCTTTAACTTATTTTAGTAATTGATCCAATTCCTTGCGCCCATATTGAACCATCACAACATTCTCTTGAATAAGTATTTTCATCTGGACAAAGACAACCACGTTGTCCTCCATTTTGAGAACTTCTTGCAGGAATATAACCTGCACTATTTGGACCTATATTTTTTCTTATTTTATTACGCATCAAGTAAAATATTTTTTATTGATTTAAGTAAAACATCATCTTCAGATTCAAACTTTTCTTCTACTTGTTCTTTTGGAGATTCCATTTTATCGGCGAAATATCCTTCAATACTAAATCCTTTTACTTTATTTGTTTTTACATATTCATTCCAAATTTCATCATTGTTTACTTTAACTGTTCCCATCCAAGTTCCAATAGGCACATTTAAATTATATAAACGGCTTTTGTCTTGAGTTTCACTTTCAACGATCCAAGATTCTACAAGTGTTAATCCACTTAATTTATGTTGGTGTTCTAAAGTTGAATTGTTTTGATTACCATTTTTTAAATATAATTGAGATGCTTTTGAAATAGTATCTTTAGAGAAGTAAATATAATATTCATCTTCTCCTGTCTTCCTATAAATTGGTTTGTTGGGAACAAGTAAAGCACCCATTAAAAGTTTCTTGTCTTTAGAAACTTCTGCTAATTTTATTTCTTGATTTTTTAAAGCAACAAAATCTTCTTCAATGGCAGGCGATTCAACTATTGAAATAGCCTCTATTCCAGATTCTTCTTGTTCTTCGTCTAGAACTAATTCTATAATTCTCATATTTATATAACATTTTAAAATTAAATATTTGTATTTATATCGTTGCTCCTTCAACAATATTTCTTTCTAAGCCTTGAGCAGTAGTTACATCGTTTGAAACTACATACGCTTGTACAGGTTGTTGTTCTTGTTGTCCTATTGCTGATGCTAATTGATTTGTATCACTTGAACCGACTGTATTAAACGATGGAGGTAATGATGGTGTTGCTCCTGCTCCTCCACTAACTGTTGGACTTGGTGTGGCACCTTTTCCATCTGCTTTAGTTGATGCTATCTTTTTAATCTGAACAGCACTAAATATACCTGCTAAACCTGCTTGAATATATGGGTAAGCAGGGAATGTTGCAGTGATTGGACTTTTTTGAGCGGTACTGTAAGCATTCTGTACACCTTCAATTCCTGAAATGGTTGCTTGACCTATCGCCATTGCCTTACCTATTGCAGAGCCTTTTCCTGCCACTTCTTGAATTAAAGCCATTGATTGTTTAGCAATATCTAATTTAGCGTTAGAAACTGCCTTATCTCTTGCTTCATCATTTTTAGCATCTTTCTCTTTACCTTTTTGAATTTGTCCATTCCAATAAGCAACAATTTTAGCTTTCTGTTCTTCACTAGCATTTAATTTATCTAAATCAGCTATTGCTTTTTCTGCTTCTAAAGTTGCTTTTTCTTCTTCTGTTATTGCGTTTCTTTCTGCTTCTTCTGCTTCAAATGCATCTTGTATTTCTTTTATACCATCTAACCTTTCTTGTTCTTTTATTTTAGCATCATCTATAACTTTTTGTGCTGCTATTCCATCATCTTCTATTTTTTTATCAGCAATTTTTTTCTTTTCTTCTGCTGCTGCTTTTTCTTCATTTAAAGCTGTTGTAATTTGTGTCTGAAGTAATCTTTGACTTCTAAGTTTTTTAGTATCTAAATTTATTAATTCAGCTTGCATTTTAGCAAGTGCATCTTTTGCTTCAATAGTATTTAAACCTTGCTCCATTTCTAATATCTGAGCATCTACTAAAAGTTGTTTAGCTACAATTTCTTTTGCAGTTATATCTTCTTCTATCTTTTGTGCTTTTCTTAATAAAACAATTCTTTGTGCTGCTGTTTGGTTTTCTCTATCTTCAGCCTTTAATCTAATATCATTTATTTCTCTATTTGCTTCCGCTCTTTCAACTTGTAATGCTCTTTCTATATGATGTGCTTTTTGCCTTGCTTTAGTTACATTCCCTATTACTGCTACTTCTTCACTTGTTTCTTTTATAAATTCTTTTACTCCTTCTGCTGCACCTGTTACAGCATCTTTAATAGATTTAAAAGGGTTTGAAATAAATTTAGTTATTCCTTTCCCTAAACTCTTAAGAGATTCCATTGGATTAGTAAACGTATCTATAATTGTTTTACCAAAATTTGCAAATAAATCCATTACTTGATTTACTACTGCACCCATCATTTTTAAACCTACTTGTAATTTTTCTTGTCCTTCTTCACTTCTTGTAAATGCTGCAATTAAAGATGTTATAACAACAACAAAAGCACCTATTCCTGTTGCTATCCAAGCTATTCTAAGTAGCTTCATTCCTTTAGTTGCACCACCTATACTTTTTGTAAAACCTTGAAACCCTGAAATAGCACCACCAGTTTGTTTATCAATCATTCCAAGAACACCTGTATATTCTCTTTGTTCTTTTACTGATTCTTTTATTACTTTATTTTCTTTAGTCCTTGCTTTATTATTTTCTTGGAGTCTTGTTTTTGTTCTTTTAAGATTTTTATTTTGTTCAGCAATTTGCTCATTATATTTTTTAATTCTATTGGCATCTTTTTTACTTGTTTTATCTCTTAAATCTTCAAGTTTTTCAATTTGCCTTTGAGTGTCTTTTATTAAATCTTCTTGCTGTTCAATAGTTAAATTGATTTCTTCTAATGCTTTTTGTGCTTGTTTAGTTTCAGCACTTATTTGAATTACTTTTATTATTGCCATTATAATGCTTCTTTAATTTGTTTAAATGCTTCACTCCAAGTTGTAGCAAGTTTATTCTTTCCTTTTGCTATTTTAATATTCTCAGTTTCTTTATCTACTGTTTTAAGTAAACTTATTATATCTTTAATCATACTTTGTTTAATAATTCTAATGTTGCTTTTCCTGATATTAAATTAATGTTTGCAGTATTAATTATATAGTCTTGATTATTAATAGTCATTACATCATTCATTTGAAGTTTATAAATCATATTTAAAGGTAAATAAGCACTTACTTTAGTAATCCTTCTTTGTAAATTAAATACATCTGATATATAACTGTTATAATAATTAGCAAATAATGTTCCTGTAAATCCTGATGCACCTGTATATTCATTTACTTCTGCATTAAAGTTTATATTTTCAGTACTAACAGCAGGGTCTAATAACCTACTATTAGAAGGGATTATATAGTCATCTAAAGCAACGTGACTTGATGTGGTTCTTAAAAAAGATATTTCTGTTCCATTTGTTTGTTTAACAGGATAAAATAATAATGGCTTACCTAAATAACTTTCTTGATTATCATCTACAAATCTACCATACTGTATTGTGGTTGAATTACTATTGGCTTGGTCAAATAATCTTTCAAATTGCATATGTTCAAATGGCAAACTAATAGTGTAAGAAGTGTTTGGTCCTGTTAATCTTTCGCCTCCTGAATATTTTAATGCAGCCCAAGAAGTGCTATTTTCTTTTGAAAATGTAGAAGCTAATAAAGTTTGTATTCCTTCATATCCAAAAGCAATTTCTGTATATGGTAAACCTACATTTACTTGACTTTTATCTATTGATATGTATTCAGATATATCCCAAGTATTAAAATTAGTTGAATAAAAAGAATCTAATGTTTGTATTTTAATTTTACCAAAATCAGTATTTGTATTTCCATTTACTAATAAAGGTTGATTATCATAATAAGCAGTAAGATTAAACATTTTGAAAAGACCATTCATAAAGTCAATAACCTTAATTGTTGGTATTTGTTGAGATGGTAAAAAATCAAATTCAATAGTAGCATTGAAATACCTTGCACTAACATTTAAAGGATTAGTTTGATAAGTAGCTGTCCAACCAAAATTTCCATCAGGCGTTAATGCATTAGATGAAAAATCCCAAGTTACATTAGTAAAAGTCATTGCGGTTTCTGTCCAAACTTCTACATAATAACTACCAACAGCAAGTGTTCCAAAATCAGCTTTACTAAAACTTCTTGAACCTGCTGCAACTGTTGAAGTCCATAATATTCCCTGAGTTGAAGAAATAATTGTAACATAATAAGGTATTGCAGCATCAGCAGCTAATACAAACAAATCTAAATTATTATATAAATTTGGTTCTAAAAATAATACAATAGTAGTTCCACCTTCTACTGTTGTAGCATCTTCATATTGTGTAAATTGTGTTCTTTCAAATATTGATACTTGAGTGCTATAATATGCAAGTTGTTGAGTAGGTTCAACTTTTCCTTTCTTTCTATGTAACCATAAATAAAGATTATTAAATTGAGTGTTAGATACATTCCCAAAAAAATCATCTGAAAATTCAGGCAAATTAAAACCAACTGCTCCATAGTATGTTTCTATTGCATCAATTACTGTACTAACTTTAATAGCAAATTTTAACTCATCCCACATAACTCCGTGAGAATGTCCTACTCCTGAAGTATAATACAAATTACCATCTAATGAAGTGTGAGTTCCAGAATCATAATAAAGTTGGTCAGTATGAGTAATTAAAGGAGCAATGATAACATCGCCTACTGTTCCTTGAAGTTTAGCTTCAATATTTTGATAATTATAAACCAATCCATAGGCATCATCTAATTGCCCACTTAATACTGTTAAGTCATCATCTCTAAATACTTTATTTAAGTTTATTGTATTGCCATAAAATGTAATCTTATAAGCGTATGCTTTATTGTTTTTTAATTCAACTCCATTTAAAGCAACAAAGCCTTGTTTATATGGAATATTATTTAATTCAATAGATGCTTCTACTTTATCTCTTGCATCAAATCCATTAGTTATATTAAAATTATAATAATGACTAAATATTTTATTATTTTCTTTACTTGCAGGAATTGTAAATGTCTTTGTAAATTCAGTAAATATTTTAGATGGGTCTTTATAATCTTGTTGAGATAAACTTATAGACACTTGCTCATCTTTAAATAAATCTATTCTTTCTCCACTAATATATAACTGTAATTTTTGCATCTATGTTATTCTATGTTATCTTATGTTATTTATGTAATCAAAAGACATATCAAAACTAAATTCAAATTGTATTAATCTATCATTTAAAGAATTTTTATAAATCACATTACTTGTTTTTATATTTATAGGAATAGTAATGTAATCGTTTGTTGTTTTTTCTCTAAACCTTACCCATACTTTTTCCGATAATAACATTTCAGAAAATACATCACTATAAAATTCAGGAACATAAAAAGAATTTAATGTAATAGATTGAGTTGCTGTAATATTAAAATTTTGTTTAGTATGTTCATTTATAGAATAAGTTCCTGTTGAACTAATAATATTAGAATTATATGTTTGTCTTTTTGCTTTAATATCTCTTACAGCTTTTAATGTAAAAAATTCAGATTGTATTGCTCCATATTTATTTATAAAACTTACTTTAAATCCATTGGTGTTTGTTTCTGTATATCCAACTGCAGCAGTATATTTAGTACAGTCAACTCTTACTATATTTATAGTAACCCCTTCAACAACCTTTGAATCGGCATTATATCCTGAGGCATTGTAAATTATAGTTCCTGCATTTATGCTTGGGATTTGTATTCCAACATCTTTAGGCGCATACATTGTATAAGTTTTAACACCTCCAGTAGTTTCTGAATAATTAGATATTGCAGGAAAAGCTGTTCCACTCATTTCAGGATTAGCTGCTTCATAAAAAGTACCATAACCATCAAAACCATTATGTGTTTGTTGGCTTGTACTTATTGCAGTACCTCCTGCATTAGCTTGAGGATAAAATGTTAAATCTAAAATGATAGCAAATACAGGTTGAGTTGAATAGGAGTTGCTAAATGTAATATCTAAATAATCTCTTGCTAATTCTGCCCATTCAAATAACGCTGCTGCACCTGCTGCAACATCTTTTATTAATGTATATCTTACTGTGCCATCAATTGTTATAACTAACTTAGCAGATAATGTAGTTGCAGGTGCTGTTGCTGTTATATATTGGGGACTTCTTAATAATCTATTTGCCATTACTTTTTATTTATTTCTTCTATTAATCCGTGTTCTATATCTACTGCAAATGATTCAAAAAGTTCATCAGGTAAATTTTCAAATGCTTTATTAAAAGGTTTAGTATAAAAGAAAGAAGGCTTTAGTCCTCTATTATAAATATTACTTGCAATCACATAACCTATTGATTCATAATTTCCTTTTGCAAATTTTCCAGTAGCAACTGACTTTCCATCTACCATTTTATATTGCCTTAATCTAATGTTTTTAATTTGCGCCCAAGATGAAATACTTCTAACAAAATCTTTCCACTTTCCACTATAACTTCCACTTCCAAATCTATAAGGAGAATTAGGTGCTTGTTGTCCTTTTATTTTTGCATTAGGAGATAATCTAGTAGGGTCTGCTCCTTTTACTCCTTTGTCTTGAAACTCTCCATAATCTTGCATTGAGAATGTAAATATTACTTTATCTTTTTGTTTATCATCAACATCATAAGTAATAGAATTATAAAGTGGTCCTCCTGCTTTTTTGCCTCTTGTAAGATTTGCTTTGGATTGGCTAACCATATATTTGCCAAAGTCATTAAACATTTTATTTAATTCTTCTAATTTCATTAACAGATACTTATGTCGTTATAAATTAAAACATCCATTGTAGCTGTCCAACCTGCTAAACTGTTTTCAAATCTATCATAAAAAGGTTCGATATTAGAATTGCCATCTAATTGGTATTTATCAAAATGTAAAGTTCCTTTTCTTAATACTTGAATAAGTTTATTTAAAACTGCTAACTGAGTATTTAAAATATCTTGTAAATCGTTATTACCTTCAAACTGGTCTATTGTTATTTCTTTTGATTGGTGGACAATATCCATTGCCAAGACACTTATATTAAATCTTAACACTCCATCTTCCTGAGAAACATTATTAACTATAATGTGTGATAAAGGGAAGATCGTTTGCTTTTGTAAATCAACTTCAGAAATATCTCCTGTTGTTACTGTATGTACATTTACATCAGCTAGTAGCTGTGCTTTAATAGCTTCTGTTGCTTGATAAAATGCTCTTGTTCCTTGTTGGCTCATTTAAATTTTTTTTTCATTTGTTGCGCTTCTAATTCGTTTTTATCTTTCATAAAGGCTAACATATAAAAACATTGATGAAAATTTAATTCAGTGATATTTTTAATTCTTCTAACGTCTCCTTTAGATAAGGCATAAAGCGATTGATACCATCCATACTTTGCTGAAAATGCTTGAGTTCCTCCAACTGTATTGGTGGAGTTATTTTCAAAGAGTTCAGGGTAATTTCCGACAACTCCAGTCCTAAATTCAGAAAAAAAAATAAAGAACTAATAACTGCATCCATTGGCATATCTAACATTTCATCTTTAGTTTCAGGATCATAATCTTCAATAACATATTTACTTCCTACCTTAGCTTTAATAGGTCTATATAAAACATTCATTGCAACTTCTATCTTATCATAATCGCCTGTATAAGAATCAAGGTCAATATATTCTCCTAAAGTCATATCATCAAGTTTAGGAATAAAACCATATTCTTTATCGTTTAATTTAAAGGAAGTAACTAATTGAGGTTTCTCTAAAAACATTTTATTAATAGTTCCTGTAATATCTTCAACATCAACATACTTCATTTGTGTCGCTAACTTGTGACTAACACCACAAAAGATTTCAATCATTTTTGCTTGGATAAAATTAATGTCGTCATTACTTTCTTGAATAGACAAGAACTTTTTATACTGTCTTAAAGTAATTTCATTTAAATGATTCGGTATAGTAACATTGATTTCCATATTTATATAACATTTTAATTAGTATAATTTATAACAAAAAAAGGGAATTATTTCTAATTCCCCAATTTAAACAAACAAAAAGTATTTTAACTAATCCAAATATTCACATTGTTTACTGCAATATCCTTCCTCATATATTGGCTTTTCACATTCAATACATTTGTATTGTGGTTCATCCCAAGGTGGTGTGTTATAATTCATATTCTTTTATATCTTCTTTAAGTTCATTTAATTCTAATAAAGCATCATTTCTTAATTCTCTGTATTTACTGTTAGCTACTTTACAATTTGCTATATGTGTTTGTAGGTTATTAGTATAAAAGAAAATGTCTATTAATAATGTTTGCATTAACTTTAACTCCTTATCATCAATATTATCATTTACTTTTTTATTAAGTAAGTTAGTAAACAATATAGCGTTATTATAAAATGATAGGTCTTTAGTGTTCTGTATTTTGTCCATTTATTTTAATTCTTTTGTCTAATAATTCTACAATAGCAAAAATTTGTTTTTCTTTATCCTTTTTAGTTAAGTTAGTTTCTTTTACTCTTACCCAAAAATGTTCACTTACTTTTGTTCTAAATAAATCTTTTAACAAAGTTCCGAATTGTCTAAGTGGTCTCATAATTTAATTGTTAAAATTATTATTACTAATGTTGCTAATATATAAAAACCTATTAATCTCCATATATTATTTTTATCCTGTTTTAAATATTTTCTAATCATTATATAAATTCTTTAAATTGTTCTATTTCTAAATCAAATC